GGCGGGCAGAACCCGTTGAAAAGAAATGCGGATCGCGTTTGAGGGGGTGTTTGGTAGGATAGAACGCGCGAATTGCCAGGCGGTTGCGCCATAACGCATAGGTGAGTTTTGCGAACGGCTGGCGTATGTAACGCGAACACAAGCGGTAAAATAGGACAGCAAAAGTGACGGAACTGTGAGCGAAGCGGGTCACAAGACGGCGCTCGAGCTGGCGCTCGACGCGTATCGCGAGGCCGAGGCCGAACGCCGCGCCGCGGCTGGCCGCGAGGGGCAGCTCGCCCTCTTCGACGACGACGAGGCGGGCGAGCCGGCGGCGCTTGGCGAGGGCCGCGCGGCTGAACCGGGCGAGCGTCGCATGGGGCGCCCGCCCGGGGCGCGCAACAAGCGCACCGACGAGCTCGCGCGCTGGTATATCGGCAAAAACGGTGGTCGCGATCCCTTGGAACGCGGTATCGAGATTTCCGGTTTGCCGATCTTGGCGCCCGGCATCCTCGAGGGGCTGGCGCAGCGTCTCGGCTGTTCGCGTTTTGATGCGGCCAAATTCTGGGCTGGCGTGTTGACCGCGACGCTACCCTACACGCATCAGCGGCTCGCCCAGCTCGAGGTCAAGCCGGCGGGTGCGCTGGGCAGCGGCGAAGCGGTGCTGTGGACGCTAGGCGCGCGCGGCGAGCTCCTCGACGCGCGGCGGCATGAGCTCGGCGATGCGGCGCTTAAGGACGTAACACCACCCTTCCCGGCGGCCGAACCGGACGATGATCCGTCCCGCTAGACCTTGGTTCAGCGGGACCTCGCGCGCACTGCAAAATCGCGTGCCGCATGAATTGTTTTGTTGACTTTTGGAACGTCGTACCGTAGGATCCCTTTGGTTTTTGGAACCACGCGGGCCGCAAACCCGCGAAAACCGCGAAAGGAAAATCACAGTGACCACGATCAACAACAACAACTTGGCGCCGGCCGTTATCGCCGAATTGGCGGTGCGGCTGGTCGAGCGCGCCGGCGGCGTAAACGACGATTGGGGTTATGTCGTCGAGCGCGCCGACCGCGGCTGGACTGCAGCCGAAATAGCGCGAGCCTATGTGCGCTCGCATTTCCCGAAAGGCGATATTCGTCGCCGGCGGATGCTGGTCGGGTTGACCCGGCAAGGGGCGCGGCGATGAGCGAGAATGGCGAACTTGATCTGCGGGCGGAAATCGCCCGCATCGATCGCGATCGCGCCGAAGCGCACAAGCTCGAGGTCGAGGCGCGCAAGCTCGATGCCGAGGCGCGCAAGATCGATGCCGAGCATCGCCGGCAGGCGGATCGCGATTTTGCCGAACTGCGCAAGCTCGCCGCCGAACGCGACAAGCTCGCCGCCGAGGCGCTCAAATTCGAGCGCGAGCGCTGGTGGTTTCCGTGGGCACAGCTCGCGGCGCTGGTGGCGTCGAGTGCGGCGATTGCCGCGGTCGTCGCGCGCCTTCTGCACTGAGGAGGCCTGGCGATGAAAATCGGCTATGGCCGCACCTCGACCTGGCACCAGGAGGCCGGGCTTGCGGCGCAACGCGAGACCCTGACCGCGGCAGGTTGCGAGGAAATATTCCAGGAACAGGTGTCGAGCGTCGAGCTGCGCCCGCAGCTCGAGGCGGCGATCCGGTGCTTGCGCAAGGGCGATGTGCTGGTCGTCACCAAGCTCGACCGCTTTGCGCGGTCGGTCGAGCATGCGATTTGCCTGGAACGCAAGATCGCGGCGAAGGGTGCCGCGTTGCTGGTGCTTGATCCGGGCATCGATACCGGGACCGCGGTCGGGCGGCTGATGTTTGGCGTGCTGGGCAGTGTCGCGCAGTTTGAACGCGAAATCATGTTGGAGCGCCAGCGCGACGGCATTGCGCGCGCACAAGCCGACGGCAAATATCGCGGCCGCGCGCCGACCGCGCGCGCCAAAGCCGAGGAGATCGAGCGGTTGCTGGCGGCCGGTGTGCCAAAAGCCGAGATCGCGCGGCGGCTGCGGATCGGCCGCACCAGCGTTTTTCGCGTGCTCGGCGAGCGCCGCGAGGCGCTGGCCGCGGATCGTGCGGAGGCCGCGTCGTGAACTGGCGGCGGGATCGTCCGGTTGGTCTGGCGCCCGCAGGCTGGCATGTCACGGTCGCCTCGGCCGATCTGGGCGAGGTCTTGTGGCACGGCATGCCGTCGTCGCAGGCTGAGGCTGAGGCGCTCGCGGCCGAGGCGCGGCGGCTGCGCCCGGACGCGCGGATCATGATCCGGCCGCCGGCCGGGCCGCTCTACGATTGGGAGTGACGAGGCGGTCTCGGCTGATCCGCCAGCCGTAACGCGGTTTTTTCAAAAACCGCCCTTCCCGCCGGCCGGGAGGGGCGGTTTTATTTTGTCCGAGAGGGGTGCGGGGAATGGCCAAGAGTACGCGATGGGGCGGGGCGCGGCGCGAGGCGATGCGGGCGGCTGGTATCGAGGAGCCATCGCGCGAGCGGCGCCGCCAAGGCGCGGTCGTGCGCCAGGTGGCGCTCGTCGAGGACGAGGCGGGCGGGATGCGCCGTGCGGTCGTCTGGCGCGGTCTCGACACGCTCGCGACGATGACGCAACGCGGCACGATCACCGCGACGATGGCGGCGGCTGGCGAGCGGTTTCACGACGCATTCCGGCGGGCCGGGCTCGATGGTCTCTATGCGCCGGACCCCAGGCGGGTCCCGGTGCAGCTCGGGCCGAGCTATGGCTTGTGGCGGATGGCGCGCGGCAATGACCGCGCCAAGCTCGAGGTTGCGGGCGCGCTTGCCGCCCTCGGCGGCGCCGTCTCGCCGGGCGGGTCGTGCGCCTGGCATGTGCTTGGCTGCGAATGGTCGCTGCGGCAATGGGCGGTCAGCGTCAATTGGGCGGCGGGCGGCATCTCGCACCAATATGCCGCCGGCATCCTGATCGCCGGGCTCGGCATGCTCGACGCGCATTTTCGTCATAGGGTCTGAAATCGCCGCAAACCGGGTCTGGATGCGCAAAAGCCGATTTGCGGTCCCTTTGGAGCTGAAAACCCGAGAAACCCCCTCAGTGGCGGGCGCCGCGGCCGGCTGAGCCAAAATTTTTGCAACGCGAGCGCAGCCGCGGAGATGCTGCGAGGTGACGCTGTGAAGAAAGAGGCTTGACAGGGTGGTGACCACGAACGCCATGATTTAACCAAGATCGGTTCGCGCGACCCCAGCGCGGACGAAACGAGAACACGGCGCTGCGGCGCCCCTCTTGCGCAGCCAACCTTACCGCCAAGGTGGACGGGTGACAACGCGAGCGCAGCCGCGGAGATGCTGCGAGCGACGAGGATGTGTGGTGGTTGTCGGCGGCGGGTGACAACGCGAGCGCAGCCGCGGAGATGCTGCGAGTCCTCAAAAAACGGCGACGTATGGCGGCGGCTGCCTTCTATGAGCCCGACGGCGCGCAACTGCGCGCGTTTCGTGCGAGCCAAGCCTTTGCGCGCGCTCTGATCGGTCCCGTCTATGGCGGCCGCAAGACCTGCTGCATCCACGAAATCATCCGCCGGGTGCAAGACGCCAGGCGTCAGCGGCACTGGCGCTGGCTGGTGGTGGGGCCCAAAGCCGACGAGCTCGACCGCGAAATCGTGCCGGCATTGCGCGACGCCCTTCCGCCGGAAACCGGCTGGGATGCCAAAGGGCACCGTCTCGGGCTCGAATACAACCTCGGCGACGACATCCTGCGCCGCCTCGAAATCTTGGCTCTGGGGCTCGACCAGGAAGCCGACCGCAAGCGCTTTCTCGCGGCCGAAGCGACCGCGGTGTGGCTGGTCGACGCCCGCTGGCTCGCCGAAGGGGTGTTTGATACGGCGCTGACGATTGCGCGCAAGAGTTTTCCCGCACCCTTGCAGGGTGGTGCTGAATGGTCCGGGGTCATCTGCTCGTCGAGGATGCCGGGTCCCGGTCACTGGCTGATCGGCCGCAGTCTGGACGCCGGCGGCGTCAGACACGATCTCGCCCTGTTTCGCCAGCCGGGTGGCCGCACTCCCGAGGCGGAAAATCTTGGCCCCCTCAAAGCCGCTGGATTTTCCTACGAGAGCCTGGCCGAGCTGTGGCCGCCCGACCGGGTGCGGGTCGAGATCGACGCTGAGCTCGGCGCCTCGGCCGAGGAAACCGCCCTCGAGGCGGATCGCGAAGCGGCGCGCAACGACTTCACGCGGTTTATCGGGGTGGTGGCGCCCGATATCACGCCGGCGGCGCATCATCGGCTGTTGATCCACACCCTCGAACGGGTGGCGCGCGGCGAGTTGAAGCGGGTGATGTTCTTTCTGCCGCCGGGTGCTGCGAAATCGACCTATGCCTCGCTGCTGTTTCCGCCGTGGTTTTTGGGGCGCAAGCCGGCGGACAGCATCATCCTCGCCTCGCACCAGCGCGAGCTCGCCGAGCGGTTTGGCCGCCGGGTGCGCAACATCGTCGCCTCGGCGCAATACCGCGATGTATTCGGGTTTGGGCTCGCCCCCGACAGCGGCGCGGCCGGGCGCTGGGAAACCCAGCGCGGCGGCGAATTCTATGCGGTCGGGGTCGACAGCTCGGTGACCGGCCGGCGCGCCGATCTCGGGATCATCGACGATCCCGTCAAAGGGCGCGCCGAAGCCGACAGCCCGACCGTGCGCCAGCACACCTGGGATTGGTACAAGGCGGATTTCTGGACCCGCCTCAAACCCGGTGCCGCCCTCCTCTACATCGGCACCCGCTGGCACGATGACGATCTCGCCGGGCGCCTCATCGAGGAGGCCAAAGCCGGCGGCGAACAATTCGAGATCATCTCGATCCCGGCACTCGCCAAGGAAGGCGACCCGCTGGGCCGCGCCCCCGGCGAGCGCCTGTGGCCGGAATGGTTCACCGCCGAGACGTTCGAGACCGCCCAGCGCGACGTGCGCAACTGGTCGGCGCTCTACCAGCAAGAGCCGATGCCGGAATCGGGCGATTACTTCAAAGCCGAATGGATACGCTGGTACGACAAGGCGCCGCCGCGCGATGAGTTGCGCACCTATGGCGCCAGCGATTACGCGGTGACCAGCGATGGCGGTGATTTTACCGTGCACCTGGTGGCTGGGGTCGATCCCGAAGACGACATCTACCTGCTCGATTGCTGGCGCGAGCAGACTGCCTCAAACGAATGGGTCGAGGCCGAGCTCGATTTGATGGCGCGCTGGAAAACCCTCGAATGGGCCGAAGAAAAGGGGCAGATCGAAAAGGGGGTGGGGCCGTTTCTTACCAAGCGCCAGCGCGAGCGCAAGATTTACAACTACCGAAAACAGTATTCGACCGCGGGCGGCGACAAGGCGGTGCGGGCTCAGCCGATCCGCGCCCGGATGGCGATGGGGAAAGTGTATTTTCCGTCGCGCGCATCCTGGGCAACCGATTTTGTCCAGGAATTGTTGCGCTTTCCGGCCGGGCGCTTTGACGATCGGGTCGATGCGCTGGCACTGATCGGCCGGATGCTCGGCGAGATGGTGCCAGGGCAGCGCGCTAAGCGGCCCGAGCCGATCCGCGGCATCGAGGCGCTGACCCTCGACCAGGCCTACAAACTCACCGGCCCCGGTGCGCGCTGGGGTGTGGCGCTGGTGCACTAGGTGCGCTGCGAGCCGTGCCGCGGCCGGGGCGAGGTGCGCAATCCACGCGCCGGGTGTGCCGGCGAGCCGCCGACGATCCCGTGCGGCGAGTGCATCGGTGGGATCGCGTCGTGCTGCGACGGCGCCGGTAGCGAAGAAACGGCAAGAGGAAGCGGATCATGCCCGACGAGCAGCCTGCTCTCGACCTCGCCGGCGGCGGCGACGAGAAAAAGCGCCTGCCGATCCTGATGCTCGATTTTGACGGGGTGCTGCATTCCTACAGTTCGGGCTGGCAAGGGGCGGACCGCATCCTCGATCCGCCGGTCGCGGGGTTTGCCGGGTTTCTCGAACGCGCGGTCGAGCATTTCCAGGTGTGCGTGCACTCGTCGCGCTCGGCGGTCGAAGAAGGTCGCTGGGCGATGCGGGATTGGCTGCGCCGCGAGCTTCATGCGCATTACCGGCAGACAGTGTCGACCGATGCCGGCGCCTGGCGGGCGGCTGACGCGATCATGAACCGGATGGGGTTCCCGAAGGACAAGCCGGCGGCGTTTGTCAGTCTCGACGACCGGTGTCTGAATTTCACCGGCGTGTGGCCCGATATCGCCGAATTGCGCGCCTTTCGGCCGTGGTGGGGCTGATCCCCGAATGGCCGATATCCGCGAGGGCCACGTGCTCGACCGGCTCAGGGAAATGCCGGGCGAGAGTGTGCATTGCGTCGTGACCTCACCGCCCTATTGGGGGCTCAGAGACTACGGCGGCCCGCCGCAAATCTGGGGCGGCGATCCCGGCTGCGGTCACGATGATTGGGGCGCAGAATCTGTCTTGCCGCCCCTGACCGGCGGGTTCACCGAAAAGCAAGTCACGAATATCGGCTCTTATCGCGCGGCACAGCCGTCAACCACTTGCCGGTGCTGCGGGGCGTGGCGCGGGGCGCTCGGGCTCGAACCCGATTGGCGGCTCTACCTCGACCACGTGGTCATGGTGTTGCGCGAGGTGCGCCGCGTGCTGCGCCGCGACGGCACCCTCTGGCTCAATCTCGGCGACAGCTATGCCGGCAATGGATCATCCGCGGCTGCGTGGCGCGGTTGGGCAAAAGCCGATGGACGCCTCAAACGGCTGGCAAGGCACGCCGCGTGGCACGACGGCGGCCGAAACGACCGGCTGGCGCGCGTCGTGTCCGTGCGGGCAACGCCGCGAGCCGGTGCCGGCAACCGTGCTTGACCCGTTTTTGGGCTCAGGGACGACAGCGATGGTCGCCGAGCGGCTCGGGCGGCGCGCGATCGGGATCGATCTCAACCCCGATTACATCCGAATGGCCGAGCGGCGTGCCTCGCAGCCCGGTCTGATGCTGGCCTAAACCGATGGCCGACCAGGTCACGATCGCCACCGCGCAGACGATCGAGCGCCCGAGCGATCTGGGCTCGGGCCCCGACGCGACGGTGCGGTTCTGGAATGGCCAGCTCGGGCTCGCCGAGGCGCAAGACCGCGACTGGATCGAGCGCGGGCGCAAGATCGTCGAGCGCTATCGCGACGAGCGCAACCAGGTGAACGCCGGCCGCGAGGTCCGCTACAACGTTTTGTGGGCCAACACCGAAACGCTGAAACCGGTGCTCTATGGCCGGATTCCCAAACCCGATGTGTCGCGCCGCCACAAGGACGAAGCCGACCCCTCGGCGTCGCTGGGTGCGGACATCATCGAGCGCTGTCTCGAATGGGAAGACGATATCGAGGAATTCGATGCCGTCATGCAGGCGGTGGTCGAGGATCGCCTCTTGCCCGGCCGCGGTATCGCGCGGGTCTTTTACGAGCCCGAATTCGGGGCCGAGGAGGAGGATGCGGCCGCCGAAGGGGATACCGCCGAAAGCGGTGGCGGCGGCAATGAGCCTGGTGCCGCTGCCGAGGGCGACCAGGACGACGACAGCGAGGTTGGCGGCACCGCGCCGGGGGGTGCCGGTGCTGCCGAGGCCTTCGGTGCCGGGGTTTCGGCCCCGGAAGCCGGGGCTTCGCCGGGGTTTCGTCCAGTCATCAACGAGCGCGCCCCCTTGCGCTATGTATTTTGGGAAGACTATCGCGAGAGTCCGGCGCGCACCGAAGACGAAATCTGGTGGAAAGCCTATCGCAGCTATTTGACCCGCGACCAATTGACCGAGCGTTTCGGCCGCGAGCTCGGTAACGCCGTCGATCTCGACTATACCCCTTCGGGAGTGAACACCGACGGCAATAACGGGCCGCTCCCCGACGCGTTCAAAAAAGCGAGCGTCTGGGAAATCTGGAACAAGCGCAAACGCGAGGTCGTATGGCTCGCCAAAGGTTATGCCAAGACGCCGCTCGACCAAAAACCCGATCCGCTCGAATTGCCGGGGTTTTTTCCGTCGCCGCCGGCACTTTTGGCGACGACGACCAACAACACGCGGGTCCCGGTCGCCGATTACATCGAATATCAGGATCAGGCGCAGGAGCTCGACAATCTGACAAGCCGCATCGACCGCCTGGTGCGGGCATTGAAAGTCGCCGGTGTCTATGCCGGCGCCGAAAAGGCGGTCTTGCAGCAGCTCATCGATGACGGCAGCGAAAACCGGCTGATCCCGGTCGAGGATTGGGCGGCCTTTGCCGGCGACAAGGGCGGTGTTGCAAACCTGATCCAATGGCTGCCGGTGCAGCAGATCGCCGATGTGGTGGTGCGGCTCTACGATGCGCGCGAGCGCATCCTGGCGATCATCTACCAGACGACCGGGATCGCCGACATCCTGCGCGGCGAGACCAACCCGACCGAGACCTTGGGCGCGCAGGTGCTCAAAAGTCAGTTCGCAACCCGCCGGATCAGCCGCGCGCAAAAGGAGGTGGCGCGGTTTGCCCGCGATTTGATGCGGCTGCGCGGTTCGATCATCGCGCGGCATTTCTCGCCCGAGACCTTGGGTCGGATGTCGGGCTTGCCCGATCCGCTGCCGGCGCTGCCGCCGCCGCCGCCGATGCTGATCCCGGCCCCTCAATCACCGATGCCGCAACCGATGGGAACCGGCCCGGCGCCGGTGGCCGCCGCCCAGGCCGGGGCGCCGGGTGTCCCACCCGGTGGGGGCGCGCCCGCCATACCCCCAGCGGGCCCCCCGGCGGCTCCCGCGCCGATGCGTCCGGCGTTGCCGCCGCCCGCGGCCGGCGCGGCGGCTGGGGCGTGAGGTGAGCGAAGAACGCGGCGCGGTTGTCGGGTTTCCAAGCGGCGCGCCGATGCCGCCTGGCGTGGGGGCGCCGGGGCCGGTCGCCGGACCCGCCGCCCCGCCGCCGATGGTGCTCAACCCGGCTTTTGTCCAATGGCGGCAATTGGCGCAGGCCTGGCACGCCGAAAAACAGCGGCGCGAGGACGAGTTTCGCGCCGCCTGCATGACGATCCGCCACGATGTCGCGGCCGGCTACAAGATCGACATCGAAGCCGACAGCACGATCGCGGCCGACGAGCAGGCCGAAAAACAGGCGCGCACCGAATTTTTGCAATCGATGATCCCGATGCTGCAGCTCCTCATTCCCGAGGCGCAGCAGAACCCGGGGGCGGTGCCGCTCATTCACGCGCTCGTGATGTTCGGGGTGCGCGCCTTTCCGGCGGCGAGGAGCCTCGAGCAGCAATTCGAGCAGGCGTTTCGCGCCCTCTTGCAGGCGCCACCCTCGCCGCCGCCACCTAAAGGCAACACCAAATCGCCGCTCGAAATCGCGAGCGAGGCGAAGACCGCCGCCGGTGACCAGGCGGTGGATCAGCAATCGAACCAGATCAAAGCCGCGCAGGTACAGGTGCAGCAGCAAAAAAACGCGATCGATCTGTTCGAAGCCTACATGAAGGCGCAGCAGGGTCAGGCGGCGCAGGCGCAGGAAGGCCAGTTGCGCACGGCCGAGTTGACGCAGGAAGGGGCGATCATGGCCGACCGCCAGGCGCTCGACCGGGCGCGCCTCACGCATCTGATGACCCGCGACGCGACGGGGCTGGTGTGATGGCGAGACCCGCCGGGAGGCGGCCAATCTGGGGATTGACCGCCCCCCGGCTACGCCCGCAAGATGACCTTGACCCTCAGGATCAAGATCACTACGATCCGCAGCCGGAGCTTGCGATGCCACAACATCGCAGCCCTCCTACGCGAGTGCCGGCCCCGATGCGGCCGGCATTTGCGTTTTAGCACACACAATGCGGCGGCGGTTTGTCATGCGGCGCGGGCGGCTCATTGAGCTCGACCTCGAGGCGCCGCGGCCGCCGCCCAAGGCGCCGATGGTCATCTCGGATATCGCGCCCTATCGCTCGATGCGCACCGGCGAGGTGATCAAGGGCCGCGCGCAGCACCGCGAGCATTTGCGCGCCCACGGGCTTATCGAAATCGGCAACGAATGGACGGCGTTTTCCGCACCCCGGCCCGATCCGGGGCCGGCGAAAGGCGAAATCGCGCAGGAAATCAAGCGCCAGCTCGCGCGCGAGCCCGGCGAACGGCACGCCGAAGCCGAGAGTGTCTTGCGCGGGGCCGGCTATGACGGGCCAGCAATCGACCGCATCATCGGGGGCGATCCATGAAAACCCATGTCATGAAGCGCTCGGACCGCGAAAAAAAAGCCGCCGCCGAAGACTATGTCGTGCCGTACCATCCGGGTGCCGAAGACTATCACTATGGGCTGCGCATATCCCTCGATGATGCGTGTTTGAAAAAGCTGGGGATCGACGAGATGCCGAAACCCGGCGACAAGTTCAGAATTGAGGGCGAGGCGCAGGTGATTTCGTCGGAGCAGCGCAATACCGCCGACAATTCCGACCGCCGGGTCGAATTGGTGCTGCACGAATTGGGCGCCGAGGCAAAAGCGGCACCCCGCGAAAAAACGATCCGTGACGAGATCGAGGGCGCCCGCCGCGGCGGCACCGGCAATGGCGCCGATGCCGGCCGGATCGGGGCGCGGGTGCGGGTGCGCGGGTGAGATCGGTTTCGCGCACCGGGGCGCCGTGGGCGCGCGACAACATGCGGCAGGGCGAATTGCGGTTTCCGAGCGCGAAACCGCCGGCCGCGCCGAGCGAGACCTCGGTGCCGCCGGATTACCCCGACGACAATCGGCAAGCTGGTGGCGATGTTGGCATAACAGACGAGAGGTCGACTCATGTCGGAACAGCGCAGCGGCCAGGCTGACGATCTGCGCAGCGCCATCGCCGGGGCGCTCGCCGACGACAAGGGACGCGCGATCCCGCCGGCGGTGCGCGAGGAGCGCGGTGCGGGCGACGGTGCTGCGGCGGCGGCGCGACAGCAGACCGAGGAGGGAGCGTCGGGGGCGCCGTCGGGCGGACGTAGCGCTCCCGACGCGGAGGACACCCGCGGCGCCGGAGCGCTCGACGAGGGCGGCAGGCCGGCGGCGGCGGACGCCGAGGGCGGGCCTTCTGATCAAGCCCCGGGCGGTGAGCGGCAGCGCGGCTCCGCAGAGGCGCCGACGCATTGGTCGGCTGGCGATAAGGCGGTCTTTAACGCGCTCCCCGAGACGGCAAAAACCCCGTTTCTCGATCTCTATAAGCGGATGGAGGCGGGGTTTACCCCGAAATTGCAGCGCGGCGCACAGCTCGAGCGCGATTACGGCGCCCTCGATCAGAACCTCTTTACGCCGCAAATCCGCGAGGTGCTGCGCGGCAAGGGGATCGCCGAACCGCGGCAGATGATCGAGGCCTGGGCGCAGGTCGAAATCGGGCTCGTCAATCCCGATACCAGAAACCAGGTGCTGGCGCGACTGATCCACGCCTATCAGGCTGATCCCGGCGAGGTCGCGCGCATTCTCGGCGAGTTGCGCGGCTTTGCGCCGACCACCGGCCACGATGGTGCAGCACCGGGCGCTGGCGCCGGCGGGATCGGGGCCGGCAATGGTGCGGCGGCGGCGCCGGGCGGAGCGCCGGCGGTCTTTTCTGGGGCAGGTGCGGTCGACCCGCGGCTCGATGCGCGCCTGCGAGCCCTCGAAACCGAGACAAGCGCACAGAAAGCCGCGCGCGAGGCAGCGGAATACACCCGCGCCGGCCGCGAGATTGAAACCTTTGCCAACGAAAAAGACGCCCAAGGCAATCTGAAACACCCGTTTTTTGCGGAATTAGAGGCGGATATGACGGTGCTTGCCCAATCCGAGAGGATACAGGGCAAGGCGCCGGTGCTGGCCGAGCTCTATGACCGTGCCCTATGGGCAAACCCGTCGACCCGCGACAAGCATCTGGCCTTGCAGCGCGACGCCGAGGCCAAGCGAGCGGCAGAAGACCGGCGAGCCAAAGCCGAGCAGGCCCGGCGGGCCGCGGTCAGCGTCACCGGCGCCCCCGGGCCCGGCCAGGCGCAGATCGGCGCGCCCGATCGCAGCCTGCGCGACGAAATCCGCGCCAATATGGCGGGCGGCCCCGCGACATCGGGCGGCGCCGGCCGGATTTGACGCTTTCTTAACCGCGAAGGCGGGGCAAATCCGACCAGATTGCCCCGTTTCCGCCTGACAATCGGAAAATCGCGCTATGCCCTCACCCAATCCGAATTGGGGCGAGATCACGACCACGACCTTGTTCAACCGGTCGCGCAAACTCGCCGACAACGTCACCAAAAACAACGCAATCCTACAGCGCCTTTCGGCGCGCGGCAAAGTCAAGCCGGTCGATGGCGGTCAAGCTATCGTGCAAGAGCTCGAATACTCGGAAAACGGCACTTACAAGCGTTATTCTGGGTATGACATCCTGAATATTTCGCCAAGCGACGTGTTTACTGCGGCACAGTATCCGTGGGCGCAGGCGGCGGTGGCGGTCTCGATCTCGGGCCTCGAGGAATTGCAGAATTCCGGCGAGGAACGGATGATCGACCTGTTGGAGGCGCGCATCGGCAACGCCGAGCGCACGATGACCAACGGCATTTCGGGCGATTGCTACGGCGACGGCACGTTGGACGGCGGCAAGCAGATCGGCGGTCTGCAATTGCTGATCGCCGATGTCAATACGTCGGGGGTCGTCGGCGGCATCGACCGCGGCCTGTGGCCATTCTGGCGGCATGCGGTGCATTCCTTTACCGGCGACGGGCTGACCGCCTCGACCGCGACGATGCAGACCGAAATGAACCGCGCCTGGCTGGCACAAGTGCGCGGCACCGACCGGCCCGATCTGATCATCGCCGACAACACCTATTACCGGTTTTATTGGGAGAGCTTGCAGGCGATCCAGCGGATCAACAGCCCGAGCGAAGGGGTGGCGGGGTTTCAAAGCCTCAAATTCATGGATGCCGATGTCGTCTTTGACGGCGGCTTTCAGGGTGTGGCGGCCGGCACCGGCACCGTGATCGGCGGCGGGATCACCTGGGCCACACCGGGTGGTGCACCCAGCAATCACATGTATTTTCTCAACACCGATTACATCTTTTTGCGCCCGCACCGCGACCGCGACATGGTGCCGCTCAATCCCGACCGGTTTGCCGTCAATCAAGACGCGATGGTCAAGCTTGTCGCTTGGGCCGGCAACATGACGATGAGTAACGCCTTTTTGCAGGGTGTGATCATCAATTAGCCTCGGCGCGCCGAAGGCTATCCCCGCGCAGGCGGGGATCGGCAAAGGATTTTGAAAATGGGTTACGCAATCCAAGACGACATCATGGGGATGCCGCCGATCGCCGGCACCAACCCCGTCCAGGGGGTGCCGCTCGGCATGTTGTGCCACGCGGTCGATCCGGTGCTGGGCGGTGGCGAATTTATCTATCTGGCGGGCTGCGCCGGGACGGTCGCCGGCAGCCTTGTCAGCTACGACCAGGTGAACCGCACGACGACATTGGGAGCGGGTGCGGGCGGTCATTCGGGGCGGCCGCTCGCGGTCGCGATGAGCGCCAACCTCGCCAACCAATATGGCTGGTACCAGATTTCCGGGGCCGCGACAGTCCAGAAGGACGGCACCGCACTCACCGCCGGCGGTGCGGTGGGCCTCGGCACCGTCAACGGCACGGTGGGGGCGGTCACCGCCGGGCAGCAGATCGATGGGGCGGCGGCGGTCAATGCCGCTGCGGCGGGCGCCGCAACGGCGCTCGTCACGTTGAGCCGCCCCTCGGCGCAAGGCCAGATCACTTAACAACAAAAACAACAACAATCCCCTTCCTCCCTGAACTTGCGGACCCTTCGGGGTCCGCAGTCTTTTTCGGGATACGAGAAATGCTATCGGCAAACCAATATTCGCGCACCTATGGCGCTATGGTGCAGGAACTGCGCCCCGATTTCTTTATGGACACGATCGAAGACCGGGTGGCCTCAAACGCCGCCGGGCGCCCGATCTATCGCGAAATCGAGCGGGTGCGGATCATCATTCCGGGTGCTGTGGCGACGATCTCGGTCAAAAATGTCAGCGATATCGAGCGCAACCGCTGGCCCGAAGCCTATGCCGCGTTCAAGTCCGGTCAGGAAGCGCCGATCACCGGCACGCCGATCGAGGAATGGCCGGTGTTGAACCGGGCGATGGTCGGCGAATTGCGCCATCTCGAAATTCGCACAGTCGAAGAATTGGCGCGGCTCTCGGATGTCCAAGTGCAGCGGATCGGCATGGGCGGGACGATCCTGCGCGAGCGGGCGCGCGCCTTTCTCGACGATTCGGCGCATGAAGCGCTGACCTCGAAGACGATCGCCGAAAACGACCTCTTGCGCTCGCGGATTGTGGCGCTCGAACGCCAGGTGGACGAGCTCGGGCGCCAGCTTTTGACGCTCGACCACCAGGCGCGGGCACTCGCCGACCGGCGCCCCGGTTTTCAGACCTATGTGCCGGGCGATGAGGAGGCGGTGCATCCGGGATTGCGGCAGCCTTACCCCGCCGAGCCGCCGGCCTCGCCGCCCTCGGCGTTTGACGATCTGGCGGCGCGGCCCTTTACCGGGCGCCCGCGCCGCGGCTTGGTGAATTTTGATCCGGCAGCCGACGAGGACACGGCGCCCGGCGAGGCCGCATGACGGCTCAGCGGTGAGCCGGTGAGCTGGTTTCCGCCGCAGACCGGGGCGCCGTTGCCGGTCGTCGTGGTCAATGGCGCCACACCATCGACCGGGCCCGGCTGGTGGCCGCCGACAATGGCAAACCCGCTGCCGGTCGAGGTGATCACGACCGGCGCCGATCCCGGAACCCAGGGCTGGCGCCCGCCGAGCCGCGCCAACCCGCTGCCGGTGCGCCAGGTCGGCGCCGCGCCCGCCGGGGTCACCGGCTGGTTTCCGGCCGATCCGGCGCTCGGGGCCGCGATCCCGGTCGAGATCATCGTGGGGGCGACCCCGTCGGTCGGACCCGGCTGGTGGCCGCCGTCGCGCGCCAACCCGCTGCCGGTCGTCATGGTGTGAGGAAAACATGCTGCGCCAGATACCGCTCAAAATCGTCGAGTTTTCGGGGCCCACGGGGCAGAAATTGCCCGATCTGCACTATTCCGAGGCGCTGGTGGTGATCGCCAAGGCACCGCAGGGCGGGCTCGCCGGCGATGAAATCGATACGGCATTGGCGATTGAGGCGGCGGTGTCGTCGGCGGTCGATGCGGGGCGCGATGCGGTACTGCTCGACGACGCGCAATGGGGCTGGCTTGCCGAGCGGGTACGTCAGAACCGCTGGCCTTTTGCCTCGGCGGTGTTCAAGGCGCTAATCGCCGATGTTGTCGAGGCGGCGCCGTTCGATCCGAACCGTAAACCGGCGGCGCTGGCCGCCGAGTAGGAGGGACCATCATGGCGAGAGCGAGTGCCGCCGATCTGTTGATGGCTGCTGGGATGCCGGCGGCGCAGGCGCGAGTGCTTGCAGCACCGCTGGAATTGGCGCCCCCCGATGCGCTTCCCGGTACGGTCATCAGCCGGCTGCCGACGATCCCGATCTGGGGCGAGATCAGCCCCGAAGCCGATATCGCGCTCAATGTCTATCTCGATGCAGACAGCAAATGGCGCTATCTGGCAGACGGGCCGGCGGCGGTGTTCCGGCTACCAAAAGCTGGCGGTCTTGAAATTCTGACCGCGCCGATCGGCAAGACAGGCGATCTGGTGGCGAGTTGGACGGTCGCTTGGTCGGCGCCGACCTGAAAGCTCTATTTTTGGTGAGGAGGGAAAACGATGCGAGTGCGATTTTTTAGCGATTGGGGGCCCAACGACACGGTGCGGGTGCTGGTTGGGGTTTCGCCCGACGATCCCGACCGCGGCCAGGCGCGCGAGGCGGTGCATGTCGCAACCCAAGCCGATATCGACGCCTACCCGGCGGCTTATGCCGACTATGAAAAGACCGTCGAGGCGGCAAAAGCCGCGGCCTCCGCGGATACCGCGGTTCACACCACCGGTGCCGCCGGATCATCGGCGCCGAGCGAGGCAACGGCACCAAGCGAAACGACAACGGCCAGCGCCAGCGGCGGTTCGCGCAGCTCGAGAAGCGGCGGCGGCTCGTCGGGCTCGAGCGGCTGATGGCGCCGCCCGTCCCGAAAACAAAAGCCGGGAAACAGCGCAAGGTTGCGCGCGTCATGCACGAATGGGGCGAGGGCACGCTCAAAAGCTCGTCCGGGGCACCCGTCAAAAACCAGAAACAGGCGGTGGCGATTGCGCTCAACGAAAGCGGCCAGTCCAAGCCTCCCTCAGAACGCAAGAACGCGCGTAAGGGCGGCGATGGGACAACGCGGCGGCTCGCGGAGCGGCTCGATCGCCGCCTCGACCAGAGGATGCGGCGATGAGCGCTGAACCGTGGCGGCCGGTCGTCGATCTGACAGAGTGCGCACGCTGGCGGGGCGGCGACATGCGCGCGTGCATTTGCCGGCTGCCCAACCTTGGCGGCTGGGCCGAATGCCCGCCTGAGGTGCGCGGTGTTGCCGCGATGCCGGGGGACACTTTTTCGGCTCACGATCGTGGCGGAAAAAATGGACATGCGGCACCGGCGACGCAGGGGTTTACCGGCGACGCCTGCGACGTGTGCGGCAATTTCCGGCTGGTGCGCACCGGGACGTGTGCCACTTGCCTCGATTGCGGTTCGACCGGGGGCTGCGGATGACCGCCATCGCCTATCGCGACGGGGTGCTGGCGGCCGACTCTTCGTGCTTTCAAGGGGCGATCCTCGGCGGCAAGAGCCGGAAAATCTGGCGGCTTGCCGATGGGCGGCTTTTCGCCGCGAGCGGTCGCATCGCCGACACCGAAGCCTGTCGGCAGTGGATCGAAGACGGTGGTGATCCGGTGCGGCGCCCCTCCCCGTGCGAGAGGGAAAGCTTTGCCGCCTTTGTGATCGGCCCGGGCGCGCGCGATGTCGTCAAGATCGAATGGGATTTTCGGCCGTTTACGGCACCCGAAGCCGAGTTTTGGGCGATCGGCTGCCATTACGAGTTTTTGCTGGGGGCGATGGCGGCAGGTGCGGCGGCCGCGGCGGCCGTCGAGCTCGCCTGTCGGTATGGCGACGGGGCGGTGGGGCCGATCCAGATCGAGCGGCTCAACTTCTGAAAAGGGAGCTGGCGGGATGGCGAAATTGACCACGGCGCGGCGCAACGCGCTGCCAAAAAGCGATTTTGCGGTGCCGGCAAAGGACGGCTATCCCGTCGACACCGCAAACCGCGCGCGTGACGCGCTCTCGCGGGTGTCGCAACACGGCAGCAGCCAGGAAAAAGCCCAGGTCCGCCGCAAGGTCGCGCAGGAATATCCGGGGATCAAACAGACCAAGGGGCCGCAAGCCAAAAAAGCCACTCCGGCAAACGCCGGGGGCAACGGCAACAACCGTAACGGGGGCGGTGGGCGTAACGGGAATGGCGGCACGACGCAGCGCCTGGCGCGCGAGCTCGGCCGCCGGCTCGACGCCCGGATGACGCCGCGGCGCTAAAAGGTTACCAGATGCCGAGCCGCCGCGCCCATACCACGATCACGGTCGTCAACAACAGCGCCAGGGCAGCCCAAAGCAAATTTTCGTTCACTGCCGGTTCCTTAACACCATGACCCTCTTTACAATCTGCGAGAGCGTGGCGCTCGATCTCGGCGTCAACCTGCCGCAGCCGCCGGTCTATGGCTCGCGGGTGCCGGCCGCGCAGCGGCTTTATGCGCAGGCCAGGCGCGCGGCGGTGTCGCTGTGGCGGCGCGCTCCCTGGGTCGAGCTCGTCACCGAATACAACTTTACCGCCTCGGGGGTGTCCGATTATCCGCTGCCCGACGATTTCGGGTGGATGGTCGACGACACCTTATGGGAGCGGTCGCGCTATTGGGCGCTGCGCGGGGCGATGAGCCCGCAGAAATGGCAGGTCTACAAATCCTCGATCTATGGCCGCGCCACGATCTGGCGGCGTTGGCGCATCCGGCTGCCCTCGGGTGCTGGGGCCGGGTCGCCGGCGATGTTTTCGATCGATCCGCCGATCGCCGCCACCGATTCCACCTCGCAATTTGTTTTTGAATACGTCTCAAAAAACTGGTGCGTCTCGAATGTCGCAGGCCAGCCGCAGGTCATGGCGAGCGACTGGACTTCCGACAATGACGAGAGCCTGCTCGACGAGTGGCTGATCGAGCTCGACACCCGCTGGCGCATGCTGCGCCGGTTGGGGCTCGCCTATGACGACGAGCAGGACGAAGCCGAGCGCGAGATCGACAAGGCGGTGGCGCGCAACGGCGGCGGGGCAATCCTCGATCTGGTGCCCAGCAACAAGCGCGATGATTTTATCGGGCAATACACTTTGGGCGCCTTTCCGCCGGTGCCGCCTGCCGATCCGGCGGCCGGTATCGCGGCAGCGCGTTCGGCGCTGCGCCCGCCGCCGGCACCGCTGGCGTTTGCCGCACCCGCACCGCTTGTCGGCGGCGGTGAGAGCGGTGTCTTGCCGCCCGCCGCACCGCGTCGTCGGCGCGCGCCGGCGCCTGGCATCCGCGCGGCCACGCCGCAGCCGCCGACGGCGCCGTTCAGCCCTCCAGTACCCCCGATGTCGACAGCGGCGGTCGCGGCCCCGGTGGCCGCGATCGTCGCGGGAGTGCCCGAGCAGCGCGGGTTTGCCCCGGCGTTTCAGATGCCGGTCGCGGCGGGGCCCGCGTCGGCGCTGCCGCCGCCGCCGGCCCCGAGCGTGCCGCCCGCGCCGCGCCGGCCGCGTCTGCGGCAGCCGCCGATGAGCGATTGTTGAGGAGGAAATATGGCCGAGGCCTGGCAGCCGATCGACACCGCACCCAAGGATGGCAGCAAAATCTGGCTGCATTTTCCCGGCGAGGCCGAGCCGGTGCGGCTCGGTTCCTGGATCGATCGCGAGCTGCGTGAGCATGGCGAGGTCGTGAGCACCGAAATCGGCTGGCTGATGGCCGACCGCGCCGAACTCCGCGATCCCGACGACCCGGCCGATTGGTGCGCCGCGCCGCCGCCGCCGAGTGCGGCCTGATGGCGGCTGATTTCTGATGGCGGCGAAAATCGGCCGCGCGCGGCTTGTTCAGCGCCAGCGCGCAGCACAAAAACTGACCTCGCCGACCTCGCTGCCGCCGCCGTTGAAAGGGTGGAACGCGCGCGACCCGTTTGAGGCGATGGACCCGCAGGACGCGATCACCCTCGACAATTGGTACCCCGATTATGGCGGCTGCCGCTCGCGCGACGGGTGTGCGGTCTATGCCGCAACCGACAGCGCCTCACCGGTGCCGACCTTGGCGGTGTGGCGGCACGGTTCGCCCTCGGCGCTCGTCGCGGCTTCGGGCAGCCAGCTTTGGGATGTCTCGGGCGGCATCGCGACAAAAGCCGTCGTCATCGGCAGCGATTACCAAAGCGATTGGTGGGCTTCCGCCAATTTCAACGGCTATCTCTTTCTGGTAAACGGCATCGACCCGCCGCAGCAATGGCAGGGCCCGGCTTCGGGCGACGCCGTCGCCGCCGGGTTTACGCTCGACCCCGCCGCTGGGTTTGACCCGAGCTATATCAACGCGCTCAACGGGATCGCGGTCAAACACAACCGGCTCTTTTTCTGGACCGGGCGCGACCCCGGCTTTTGGTATGGGCCGCTCCTCGGGATCGCCGGCACGCTCAGTTATTTCCCATTTGACCAGCTTGTTCCCGATGGCGCCGCCCTCGTTGCGGTTGAAACCTTGACCTATGACGGCGGCACCGGGATCGCCGACTACACGGTCTTTATCCTCTCGACCGGCGAGATGCTGAGCTACTCGGGCACCGATCCCTCAAACCCCGACAATTGGGCGCTGGTCGGGCTGTATGTGATCGCGGCCCCGGTGGGCGGTGCCGAGGTCTCGGGCGAAAATGCCTACCCGAACCGCGGTACCTTGCGCTATGGCGGCGATGTCTACGTGATCACCTCGAGCGACCACGCGAAGATGTCGCAACTGATCACAGCGCTTAAGCTTGGCCAGATGCCGCCGCGCTCAAAAGCCTCGCAGGCGGTGGCCGATGCGGTGGCGCTGGGGCGCACCTTGCCGGGCTGGCAGGTGATCTATTGGGGTTACAAACGCCGCCTCGTCTTCAACGTGCCGCAGCCCGACGGGACCTTTCAGCAGCACCTCTACAACCCCGCCCTCGACGCCTGGTCGCGCTATGTCGGTATCCCGGCGATCACCTGGTGCGTATGGGGCGACCGGCTCTTTTTCGGGACGCCGCAAGGGATGATCTGCGAGCACGGGGTGGGCTCGTCGGATCAGTTTTATTGGTACCGCGTGCCGTGGAACACGACGCCGTGGAATTCGTCGCGCTGGTCGCAACAGGTCGAAAACCCGATCAACGCGACCGCCCAGCAGGCCTGGAACCTGTTTGGCACACCCCTCGAAAAACGGGTGGCGGCGGTGCGCCCGGTGATCCAGTCGATCGGGGCGGCCGATTTCAATTTCAGCCTCGGCTTTGACTATGGCAAGCCGTCGGTCACGATCACCGTCAACCAGGCGAATTTGCGCAGCCCGTGGAATACGAGCCCGTGGAACACCTCGCCCTGGTCGGACACCGCGACGGTCGACGCGCTGTGGCATGTCGCGAGCGGTGACGGGAGTGCGGTGAGCCTGATGGTCGGGGCGGCCGGGGTGCAGCCGCTGACCTGGGTGCGCACCGATTTGCGGCTCGAACCGGGGCAAGCCCTGTGAGCGCCGGCGGCCTGGCGCGCGAGCCGCGGCTGCCGGTCGCAAAGCCGGCGCCGGAAGCGACAAGGCCGGAAGTGCTGATCGATTTTGGCAATGCCTGCCCGGCGGGTGCCGATCGCGGCCTGGTGCGGTTTCTCGAAACCGCGGTCAGGCATTTCGCAGTCGCGGTGTGGTGGGCTCATTCCGCCGAGCAAGAGGGCCGCGCGCTGTTGCGCGGCTGGCTCGGCCAGCAATTGTTGACAGCGTGCCGCGGCGAACGGCCCGAGGGTGCCGAGCGCCGCGCCAGCGACATCCTGCGGCGCATCGGCTTTCCGGCGGCGCGGCCGCCGGGTCTGGCGCTCCGGGTGGGCTTTGAGTCGTCGGTAAACAGATAAGCCAAAATGGCCGAGGCGACCACGGTCGTGCTCGGCCATGACGTGGCGGTCGCCGAATGGGTGCGGCGCCGCCTTACCGATCCGCCGATTGCCGAGTGGGGGCCGTGCACCGCGATCGGGATCGCGATCGGTCCCGAGCTCGTCGCCGGTATCGTCTTTAACAATCTGCGCTGGCCCACGATCGAGGCCTCGATCGCCTCCTCGACGCCGCGCTGGTGCTCGCGCCGCAATCTCGCGGCGATCTTTTCCTACCCGTTCCGGCAGCTCCAATGCCGCCGGCTCGGGGCCATGACCGGGGTCACGAACCAGCCCGCAAGGGCGTTCCTCTGCCGCCTCGGCTTTCGCGAAGAAGGGATGCTGCGGCAGGCGCTGGTTCCGAACGCCGCCAACCCCGTGGGCGATGCCGTGATCTTTGGCATGATCCCCGCGGAATGCCGCTGGCTCCCCGTCAGCCCGAAAGAACGACAGGGGAACGAGGATGTCGAAGGGTTCGGCGGCACAGCCAAAACAGGCTGATCCATCGGCACTCGCGGCAGCCCAAACACAATCGAATATTTCGACCGCGCAGACCCAAGCCGCACTCAACAACGCCAATGTCTATTCGCCTTTTGGCTCGTCGATCTGGACGCCCTCGACCAATGCGCAGGGTCAGACCACTTACACGCTCAACCAAACGCTGTCGCCGGAATTGCAATCGCTGTTTGGCGGTCAGGTGGGGCTGGCGCAGCAATTGGCTGGGCTCGGCGGCACGATCGCGGGCTCGGGCGGCGGGTTTGCTGGTGCCGGGCAAAGCCTTCTCGGCAATATCGCCGGAGCGGCGGGGCAAGTCCCGACCTCGCTGAACCTCGGCGGCGTGCCGGGGATCGCGACGCTGACGCCGCAAAGCTTTCGCACCGATGTAACGCGGGGGCCGGTTCAGGGCTCGGTCAACGCGAACCTGCCGCAGCTTGTGAGCCAAGCGCAAAACGCCGCTTACCAGGCGCAGACGCAATACCTCGATCCGCAATGGAACCAGGCGCAGTCGAACCTGCACCAGCAGCTCGCCGACCAGGGGATCGAGGAAGGCACGCCCGCTTATTCGCGGGCGATGCTCGATTTCAACAACCAGAAACAGCAAGCCTATGGCAACGCGCAATATCAGGCGGTGCAGGCCGGGAACGCGCAGCAGCAGGCGCTGTTTGGCGAGAGCCTGGGGGCCGGGCAATTCGCCAACCAGGCGCAGCAGCAGATGTTTGGGCAGGGGCTGCAGCTCGCCGATCTCTACAACCAGGCGGTGCTGGGTGCGGCGGGGCAGCAGAACACCGCAACCCAGCTCGGGCTTACCGAGGCGCAGGCGCAAGCAACACAGCCGATCA